TTAACATCAATAGTACCCAGCAAGCCTTGTACAGTTTGAATATCCTGTGGCGTAGGTTCTGGCTCAGCGGCCTGTTGAGCGGGTGCGGTTGCTACTGGTGCTTGTGGTTCAGCTACGGGTGCTGTAGGAGCAGGGTCGACTATTTCGTAGATTTTCATATAGTATATTTATACGGTTTGTCATGTTTTTGAAATGTATGTACTTAATAGTAGGAATTTTTGCTTCAAAATTTTTTTGCGCTTCGCTTCGCGATTCAGGCCTTGGCGGTGGATAGGGTGCCCGCAATAAATACAATTATGTCCACTTCCAAACCTCTATGCTGGGTTCCTTATTACACAGCTGAACTTACACATGTAACTACCAAGCCCTGTTGTAAATTCAACTTTAGCGATCCTTTGCCCTATCCTGATATACGTGACTTCAATTCTGAACACGCCAACAAGTGGAGGGAAGACGGCTTTATGGGCACCGAGCTCAAGGAGCAGTGTAATATCTGTAAGGTACCCGATAATGTACACAGCTATGAACGACAGAATCGCGACAGCTTTCGACGTTTTGGTTGGCGTGAGCCCATAAAGGCCGAACTGCGTAAATTGATCTTGGGCATGGACAATATCTGTGCCAGCAGTTGTATACAGTGTGGACCGCACTTTAGCAGCACAATAGGACGTCTGTCAGAGCGCCAACCACAAGAAGTACTGGATACTGTGGCTGTTGTTTCGCAGGGTACACAGCAGGTCGACCTAGCACAACTAGATGGGCAAATAGGCAGTCTTGAAATACTACATCTATTTGGTGGCGAACCCTTGTTTAGTCCAGGCTTGATTCCCTTGATAGAGATGTGTAAGCGTCAAAGTCCCCGCTTGCGTAGAATAAGTCTAAGCACTGGACTAACACGCATCAAGGAAAGTCATGTGGCCCTGCTTGATCAGTTGGGCATTGAAATACATCTCAATGTCAGTCTCGACGGTCCCATGGAGTTAAATTCCTGGATCCGTGGCATTACTGAAGAGGAATTCTATTCAGCTTGGCGCATGATACTGCGCTATCCCAATATAGACATAACTGGCTTTCAAACCACAATTGGTGCCTACAATGTGTTTGCCCTTCCTGAGTATGTGGCGTTTGTAAATCAATTATGGCCCACATTGTCAGTTAGTACAAATCGTCAAAAAATACCCAGTGTAATGAGCACCATCATTTATTCTCCTGAAGCACTTAGTCCTAGACAATTGCCTTTTGAATACAAACAGCCCACAAGACACAAACTCAAACAGGCACAAAAGACGGCTCCTAAATGGGCACAGGAACTGTTGAGCACTGCCTTATTCAGTCTTGAACCTGAACCCACACGCGACTGGCATGTGGCTCTAAATAGACTAAATGCCTTTCCCTCTTGGCGTGGCAGCACGGACACATGGGACACCATGTGGAATCAATACATGATTTAATACAAGATAATATTATGAATAGACAACAACTAAAACAAACAATGGCTGAAGTCATACATCTTACTCCAGCCAGGCAGGCGGAAATTTGCTATCGTGTTAGCATATCAGATAGGGATAGCAGTCATATCGCAGTGGCCCTGACACCCAGTTTGGACAATCTCACAGGCACTAGGATTGGCGATAGGAATCGTGAAAGTCTATATGAAAGCATGGTGTTCCACACAGGCTTGGCCGTGGGCAATCTAACTGCTTGGCTGGATCAAATGGCTATCTCCTATACAGTTAGTCGCAGTTTTCCTCCTGTGCCACGTGCCGGGCAAGCAAGGGCACAACAACTAATTAGAAACAACATGTCGTTTATTGCCTATGAAACAGGCACTTGGATAGAGCTACAACGCATTCAACAACAGGGTGTATTTAAAGACTATCAGTATGACAGTGTCAAATGTCATAGAGATTTACTGTTTGTGCTAGAAGCTGTTGCTCGAGACCTTGAATACATGAGCAATGAACATGTGTGTGCTGTGCTCACAGAATATTTTGATAGAACTGGTCGTGCGCTAGTTAGACAGTCCGTGGAAGTTGCGGCCTATCAGTTTGTGAAAAATCTAGTTCAAGAAGTCGTCAACCAATCAGTTACCACAAGATATCAAGCACACACTGACTGCCAACTGGGTGGTAGTCCTGCCGAACAGGGCACGGCCAACTGGGTCAACACACTGTTTGACACTGTGATCACAGTATTAGGCCAAGGGCCCGCTAGTTTGCCACCGTTGGTAAACACAGTGCCCAGACAACAGGATCGTATAGAGGTAATCGTAAATGCTTAATCTAGAAAAATGGCAAACTTTTAGCCACACACATCGCTCATTTAATTTTGAAGAAAGACTGAGCAGTCAATTGGTACAAGAGCTAAAAAATCTTGCAGCCACTGTGAGTGAACACTTTCACGAAATTGTATTCATTGAGGACAAGCAGACCATAGAAGCTATCTATGATTTAAGCAGTCTACCTAGCACTGATCAATTCAAATTTAGAAACTTTGAAAGCAGAAAGAACAGTCAGCTATTGGCACCGCTTGTCATTATGGCCATACCCCGTGAGTACACACATACCACGCTTGCCATGATAGGAGAACTTTATAGTCGTTTGGCACATCGCGCTATCAAAGAAGGTTGCCAAACAGGATTTTGTATCTGCTATGAAAAGAACCCTGCCGAAGAGCTACTGTTTAGGGAAAAGTATACCCTTGAGCGTAGACAACTGGAACAGATTCCCTTTCTTGCCATAGGACATCATGACAACACTGTGCCCTATAACTTTCAACGTAGAGATGTCAACAAGTTGATTGGCAGCTACGAAAAGCTGTCAGCTGACAGATATATCACTGTAACGTAAATGTAACATGATTTTTTCTCGGTAGAGATAAGTACGTTTATAACTTCTGAGATATCATGCTACACGTCATCAACACACTTACCGATCCTTTACTAGACCTAATCAAGGACGACCCTGTTCGTCCCGAAATACCTATTGCTGCCAGAGTCTTCGAAGACCGAGCCGAAGTCTTTGTCCTAGTCAAAGACAATGTTCCGGGTGCTGTCACTTGTGTGAGATACACACAAGATGTTCCGGGCAGTGTATCAGAATTAGATAACAGTCTATTACCTCAAGTGGCAGTATTCTATACCATTTGGAGCTATACTCCGGGTGCGGGGCGAACGCTTATTAGACAGGCGCAGGCTCACATACAACTCGCTAGACCAGAAATCACTCGCTTTGTTACCTTGAGCCCTAAGACAGAAATGGCACGATTATTCCATCATAAAAACGGTGCTAGAACTCTTAGGGAAAATGCCGACACTGTTAACTATGAATATCCAACTGGAACGACCCTTTAAACTATTCACGGACAGTGAATGCTGTCAACTGATAGAACGTGCGCAACAACTAGAACTAAAACAAGGTCAGGTCATGAGTCGTGATCCTTTGAGACAACGCAGAAACAACCACACCTATTGGCTTGCGCTAGAAGAACGTGAATACGATTATCTGTGGGAACTAGTACGGCCGTGGCATTCACAGTTAGGGTTAACTTGGATGCAAAAACCCATTCAGATAAGCAAATATCATACTGGAGAATTTTACGACTGGCATCCTGACAGTTACAGTCAAGATCAAAGGAAAAGTGTTAGAGCCCTTACACTAACTTGTACACTACAACGGGCAGCAGGTGCGTTTTTTGAAACACGAAATGGCAGTTATGACCTTGAGCCAGGTGAAGCTATCGTGTTTCCCGCTGAACTAGAGCATAGAGCATGTGCGCCCACCGCAGGAGAGCGATGGGCCTTCACCGTATGGTTTATGCGACCTAATTTAGATATCTTGCGGTAAGTTATTCAATGGTTGTCGCAGTTTAGTGCTTTCTACTTTGGCAGCACTGTGCTTAACAATCATGCCTTCAGTAGGATCACTTCTGCCTGCGTTAGGAGCAGGATTAAACGGATCAAAGCCTTCTTTGGGTTGGCCTTTCTGGAAGTCACTGACTGTGCTATTACGCTTGATATCTGTAAGAATCTGACTGCTACGTGTAGTGCTCGATCCCGAGTCCTCACTTTGTTCTTCACTGTTGGTAATACGCAATGTGTCCACATCAAAGTCAAGATCAATCTTTTGACCTACACCACTGCTACTACGTGTCTTCATTAACTGGATTTGATACTTGCCACGCTCACGCATAGCACGACTTGTAAAGATACCAAACACGTTATCCGCAGTTTGAATCTTACTAAGTCCGCCTGAAATATGACTGTGGTCAAATTCGATTTCTTCAACAGCACCACGGTTCAACTGTGCCGCTGTAACAAACACACAGTTCTTTTCAACTGCTAGGTTACGCAACTCTTCACTGACATATTTGTCTTTAACGAATAAGTTCTCAGCACTAATTTTCTTGCTCAAAGGCATCAATAAGTCCATGTAGTCAACTAACAACACATCACACTTGTGTCCCATTTTAACTTCATATTCTTTTAGATAAGCACGTACATCATTGGCTGTTTTACCAGAAGGCATGTACTTGACTTGAAAGTGTCCACTCTTCTTGCCAATTACACGAACCTTCATTTCCACATCATCAATCTGCTTAAAAATCTCTCTTGTAGGGATTCCTGTTACCATACTGTCCACACGCATACTGACCAGTTCTTCGCTCAATTCAAGTGTAAGATAAATTACATTAAGACCAGCTAGGGCATAGTTTACACCTAAGTTAGCAAGGAACAAACTCTTACCTGCTCCTGATCCTCCAGCAAAGATGTTAAGTTCACCGCGATTAAAACCGCCAAACAACTTGCTATCCACTGCTTCCCAGCCTGTGCTAATCTGTCCGTTTTTGTCTTTAATCCGCATCAATCGAGCACGAGGATCCTGAAAGTAATCAGTACCCATGTCTTTTTGTAAACCCACTTGAACTGCTTTCTTGATAAGTTCTTCAACTGGGCCATACTCACCTTTTTCCAGCAGATCAGCACTTTCAAGAATAGCTTTTTCTAATCCTTTATGCTTGATAAAAGTTTCAAAGTCTGTAAGCAACCAATCGTAGTGTGCTTCTTGAAGTCCTTCAGGTACTTTAAAGTCTTGTTGTGTGGCGGCGTTAACAATGTCCACTGTGGGGATAATGTTATGGTCATCTACGTAGTCTTTTAGAAATTTTGCCACACCCTGTAGTTTTCTATCAAACAGAGTGCTATCCCAAATACCTTGACAGCGAACAAATGTCTCAGCATCTGCCAGCATCATTTCTAGGTATAGTTTTTGGATGTCGTATCCGTAGTCTGCGTTTTGTCTTGTTGTCATTGTTTATTATACTACCTTTATACTTTAATATCAATATGTTTGACGGGAGCCCAGTCATGATGTATTTTCCGTTTATTATGATAGGCCACGGCGCCTATTGAACTTAGTCCGTCACCTGGATCGGGCAAACTCCACACATAGTCAAACTTGTGTTTTATAAGTTTATTGGCATCACTGTTCATGGCACATCCGCCCATGTAGACTAGTGAGTTAGAACTAGTGAGATGTTTGGCTTGATACATGATAGCGGCCACTTGTACTTCAAATTTTTCTTGTACTGCTGCTGCCAAGTCACATTGCTCTTGTATTGTCCAATTATCACAACTCCAATTTAGCACACCGCGATGAAAGTTATAGTCGAAATTCATTATGCCAGGTTTTATGTAGAAATCCATTGAGCTGCGGAATCTGTGGGGATCGCCTTGTCGTGCCATTTGTTGTAGTAGGTATTCATCCCGTATGGGAGTTAATCCTAGAAACTTAGTAAAGGCACTGTAGAACAGACCCAAACTGTTTGGGTATCTTGCGCTCCATAACTTTTTCATTTCACCGCCAAAGCCTTGCCAAATAGTTGCTGACTCAAATTCGCCTATAGCATCAATGACCACAATGGCACAATGATTGAATGGGCTAGTGTAGTATCCTGCGGCAGCATGACTGGCGTGATGTTGTGTATAGGTAACAGGAGCAAATCCTAATCCTACACGTTTGAGATACCGACTAGGCAAGTTACTTAATGTAAATGCCGTGTCATATTGTTTAGCATATATTTGCCTAGCTTTCTTTAGCCAAGGATTTTCATACCAATAGATACGATCAGGTGATCCTTGATCTAATGCTGTACGAATAACATCGTTAGGTAGTTCGTTGTCTGTAGTAGACACTGTGGCCTGTTGAAATACGCCATCCTTAAATACAGCCAGGCTGGAGCCGTGATTAAGAGCGTTTATACCCCATTCTATCATTTGTAAATATACGGGTCGTTTTTCTTCATCTCTTTACGTCGTTTACGTAGTTCAAAATAATCTTTTATATTGTAATATATATTTTTTAGCCAAGCCATTTTTTCATCCTTAGTTGTATTTTTAAAGGCATAGATTCTTTACTAACTGCTATACTCCATAATGTATATAGCTTTCCGTAAAGACGAACAGAATCATTGACATCCTTGACACCATCAGGCCAATCAGGCATACTGACACTCCACCCTAGTTCGATTGCTTGTTCTGCCAATTTCAATCCTGCCGGATCTCTATCTGGAACAACTACTATTTCTCGTTGTAATTGATTTAACAATGCTATTTGCTGTGGACCTACTTCATTGCTCATTACAGCACAACCATCTACACAGATAGCATCGAGTGGGCCTTCTGTCACTATGGTAAATTTACGCGAATAGTCTTGTCGATCTAAATTAAACACATAGCCTGGTTGTTGCTCGCTAATGTATTTGATTTTGCCATCTCGTATTAATCTAGCAGTATATCCAACTAGTCTATTTTGATAATAAAAAGGTACAATTAATCTATTTTGAAACCCATCTTCATCAGTCCAATACCAGGGGTAATCGTCTACACTAAATCCTCGAGCATACATATATTCTAATACAGGTCTTAACTCTTCTGGATTACTATCTATCCAATCTAGTATTGGTTTCGATCCTAAAGGCATTGCTTTATCTATGAACGTTGGGATGGCACTAACTGTTCCTTTGTAAGCAGGATCGTCGTTTAGTCTTAGTGCTTCCAAACTACACTTTGTAATCAAATCATCCGCTACATTAAGCCATTGTAGCAGCCTTTTAAATTTAACGGAAATCTTTCTACCTGGTTGCCAACTTGCTTTGAAGCCGCAATTAAAACAATGATAGCTAACACCTTCGGTTATCATTATGCCGCCACGCCCTCTAGTATCAAAGCTAGAGCCGTTGTGGTGGCAACAGATAGCATTGAAACTAATCCACCCACTAGGCGTAGCTTTTCGTTTCGGAGGTAGATAAGATGTTACTGTGTCTATGATAAGGCTCATAGACTAATTTTACAATCTAATTGTTACTTTGTCAATGTTTCCGGCATTATTAGTTGTTCGAACATATTTAACACGTAACCAATTGGCATCTCTATTATATTCCGGATTGTCGTATGTTTTTGTAATAGCCGTTGTAGCAGTGGTCACTGCGAATGTTTCCAACGTAGTCCAAAGAGTATTTGAACTTACTACTGCGTCCCCAGTATACTCTACTGTGATTGAAGCAGCCAACCCGTCGAATATAAAATCAAGGTCTACGCTGTCATTGACTGCTGAATCTAGGTAATTTGGCTGACGAATTTCCACAGCATCGCTATAATAGGTAATTATGGTTGGTTGCGGATCTGTTACTGTAATAGGAGCAAATCTAGTAATGTAACGTGGTTCGGTCCCGGTGCCCACAGCACTTCCAACTAATTCCATATTGCCTTTAACACCAAATTGTGTATCCGCATAAAACACAGTTTTAGAATCATCCGAGTTAATTTTATAAATTGTAAAATTTAAAAATTGCGGATCTAAATTGACTAGATCAGTTTCTTGAATATTAACTGTTGCCAACCCTTTAGTGGCACTAGGCGTGACAGTGGCTACTAGAAATTCTTTTCCTAATACATCTTGAATACTCATCTTAATCGATTCACCCACACCTAATAGATCGTCAAGATCTATCCGTTTTTGATCCGAGTTTTTTACATCTAAGGTAAGTACGTTGTCAACGCCTTGATAAAGTTTTATACGATTTTGATACACAATGTTCCACCTCACAGGAAAAAGAGTCACATCCGCGACGACGTTTATTCGATTTGGATATAAATAACTTGAAATTTTTTGCATTTGGCTAAAAGTCCTTACTACTATTTATATGGTTAAACTTAGAGATAATATAGAGAATCAATTACCCTTTATCAGCGTTTTAAACTACGGTGAGTTGGAATACGTGGGCATCATCATCAATCAAGATCAGTTTGTTACGAGTTTCTACGACCTAGAATCTATTAAAACCCCAGATGAAAAAACCCTTTTACTAGAACTTGGAGAAGTATGGTGGTGGGAAAGCAATAGACAGATTCCAATCAGTATCTTTCTAAGAAGAGAGATAGAACCTTTCAAATACAGTATCAAAACTTTTAATAGCAAGGACGTACGAGTAGTACTTGGACCAGTAGTTAATCTAATGAATCTAACACTCAAACGAATAAAACGTAAGAGTGTTCAACTAGTCAGAAAACCGCCGAGTCGTTAACTATATCCATAACTAATCTGTTCACAGATTAAATTCATCTGTACAACAATTGCCATAGCATACGCAACGGCATGAGCCTTCTTAAAATAGTACTCACCATCCTCTGGCTTTGTCCAAATAGTCGTCATCACTGTCGTCCAATCCATCCCAATCAAATGTCTCTTGGCGGGTCTGATCAGGGCCAAAACGGCCGCTAGTTGGAGTATACTCGTAGGCTTCATCTGACGTAATATGGCGCCATGTCCGTTGACGTGAAACAGTAAATTGCTGAAATCGTCCTGCTCTAAAAGGTCCCATAGTGGTTCTGTCTCCATAAGTTGAGTAAGGTGAGATTCATCTCTAATACCCTTATAAATGTTAACGTTTAAAAAATCAATTTTAAAATAACCTCGGTCTTCTGCCTCTTTATATTCTATGCCTGATAAATTAGTAATTGGGTCGCAAGGGATTGTTTGAAGATAAATTCCAGTATTGTGTGCTACTAACTTAGAATCGTCCAGGCGACTAGCCCTAATGTGTTTTATAACATCTAGTGCGCGATTACGATCTAAAAAATCAATATCTATATCTGGCATCAGTGTTTTGTCCCTGATTCGAATAACATTAATGGAAGTGCGTCTACTAGATAATTAGCATAGTGATCTGCCGATTCTACATCATCAAACCCAGTTAGTTTAACATATACTGCGGCATCTTCTTCGCTAACAATGACTTCCAAATCTAACTTTGTTGAGTCTGGATTCATAAGTTAGCCTCCTTGACTACTTCCTTAACAAGTTCGAGATCTGCTCGTTGTTTTTTAAATTTCTTCACCCACACATTAGGGTCTATAACATTACTTATCGAAGCTAACTGTTCATCACTCAACATTGATAGTAAGTGTTTTCCAGTAGCACAATTTAATATCAACCAAGGGCTAACTTTACCATCACGTATATCATATGTTGCTCTATTAACGCTGACATATTTGAAATAGTGACTCCAAATGCTGTTATTATCATTTGCCCATGATTGCATATGTGTCACACTTCTATTTAATGCTGTTTCTACTTGTTCTGTATGAATTAACTCTAATACATATTTTTCGTACAATGCGTCTCTACACCAATGATCTAATTTAACACCACTACGTACTACCCAATCTATGTAGTGATCAGGATACAACGGATTTACATTATTTACATAACTACCAAATTTTACAAAAGCGTTATAATACGGGCTTCGAGCAAATTCATTATATGTTTTTATAGTTTTAGCATTTTGTGTTAGTTGATAAAATCTAACATATGTTTGGTATCCTATAACAACATGTTTTTCATCCTTAGCTAAATGTCTGCGTTTTTGCTCACACATATGTACAGTCAGTGTTTTTTCCTGAGTGTACCCATGTCCGCAAAATTGACAAATATAAGGTTTATTATTCACGACAAAATTTAACATTAAAATAATTTAGCAATTTCTTCTTTACTATAACCGAGATCTTGTGCCATAGCCTTTAACTCTGATAAATCCGATAATTTTGCCAATAATTCAATTTCGTCATCTTTCATGTCTGGATAAATTAAATTTAAAAATTTAATACGTTTGTTATCTTTTTTCTTTTTAAATCCTAGCCATTCGTGGTAAAATATCTTTTTACTTTCATGTCCGCACATACTAAGCAACTGCCACATCAATTTAGGATGACTTTGTAAATCATACCAATATTTGTTAAAGTATTCGTTAACAGTAAGAACAAAATGTTCTTGTGTGTCTCTAGACTGGCCTTTAACATTACTAATGTATCGATTAAGAATAAAGAACTCTTGCTTAAGACTTTTTCTTTGATCATCGTCCATTTCGTCCCACATTGTGCGAGCACCCATGTCGACAGCAGCCATTTTTTCTTTTAACTCAATCTTTTCTGACATCTTCAGCTTCCTGCGGCGGCGGAACTCCGTTGCTATGTTTATCTGTTACATGTTCTAAATCTTGGAACAATCTTTTTTCTTGTGCTGTTAATTTATCTTTGTGTGTTTTGCGAGGATTACCGCACAAGTAACATTCAGGATTGCCACAATCCATTGCGTGATGTTTGGCAAATCTATGCGGCTGATCTACTTTAGGATTGTACTCGCCCTTAACATGATTATATTCTTTGGCAATCTTAACTTGCTTTTTAATGGCATTGTCATCTTTGAGCAAGCGTTTAGAATGTTTGAATTTGTCTTCTTCTTTACTCATAATGGTTTATCCTTGCTTAATCTATATATCATTATAGCACGATCCAGGGCCTTTTGTAAAGCTGGATTGGTTGGTGCCATTCGACGAATTTCACCCCACATCTTGTCTTCCATTATGTGTTCGTGAAGAGGACGGCCGTCATTAGTACGAGGGTCCGGAGTTTCAAGTTTGTATCCGATCAACTTACGTTCCATTGAGCCAAATTCACGAGCATAAACTTCATCGCCATTGCGTTCGTATATGTATGTGGCGCCTGGCTTAAGGGATCCCATATTATAATATTTTGCTTAAATCGATTAATTCCATTTGTCTTGAAATTTCTTTGACAAAATAACAACACAAAGGTTTAGGTTCTTGTCCGAGTGGTACTGCTAGTAGTTGTCCATTTTTCATTTTAGGAAAGTACCATTTAACGTCATTGTAAAAATTTACAATTTCAATTTTTTTAAACTCTATCCTAAAACTACTAAGCGGGTTAAAACATAATGCTTCAAAGCCACGGTCGTTTAGACTGGTAAGCGGCAGTATTTCTATATCGCAACTGCTTTGCGGATCACCTACCGCAATGCTCCAGTCTAAGGGCATTGTAACTTCGTCGTCGCCTATTTTAAGAACCATTGCCGGACTATTAAAACTTTCTAAGAATATTAGCGGCATAAAAAAGAAATCAGGGTCTTGCGGGCTACTATTATCTAGCACCGCAAATCTCATATTCTCATCTACTTCTTCAGGTAGGTTATTAAGATCGTATGATAAATTGTCTAATGTAAGTATTTGCATGTTGTTATAATACAACATTTAGGTAATGTTGTCAACCTTTAATTCCAATCTATTTTGTCTAATGTAAATGGATACTTGGCTTCTTTGTAGAATTTCTTCCGTGCCGTAAGATGCCGCTTTGCGTATTTAGACGTCGATGTAATATCCCAGATTTGTACAAAGTCTTTGTCGTCTGCTTTTCTAATGCCTCGCCCAATGCTTTGTATAACGCGGACAAAGCTCTTTCCGGGCTCCAAAAGAACCAGATTAAAAATACGGGGGATATTAATACCCACAGCGGCCACACCGTAAGTCGCCACAATAATCTTGTTAGTACTAGTTTTAACGTCGTCATACTCTTCTTTCCTGTCTTTAGTTTTAACTTCGCCGGAAATAAAAACACTGTCATCTAATTCGTTAACAAGGAACTTTCCAGTATCGATTCTGTTAACGAGTACTAGTGTGTTGCCACTGTCAGCTATACCTTTAATCATTTTACTGATATAGACCATTCGATCATCGTCGGTAACTAGGTACTTTAATTCTTCTGCGTAAGTTTTAAATTCAGGCAAATCTATTAGTTGAGCAATGTTAACATGACAATTAGACAATACTCCTTTTTCTTGTAATTCGTGCGCTTTAATGCCGCCGATTACAGGACCGATACTAGCAAAAATACTTTCGTATTCAAATGCTTCCTTAGGTACAGTGCCTGTTAAACCCCAACGTACCGGCGCATTGGCAAGATTTTGTGTAAGTAAATTCTTTAATACTTCAGCTTTTGCCATATGAACTTCGTCGACAATAACACAGGCCACACCTTCTAAAAATTCAGCAAGTGATACAATCTCATGTTCTAAATTTTTACTTTTCTTATCTAGTATATTAAGACTTTGCCATGTACAAATCGTGTGTGTTTTGTTTAGATCTTTCCTATCGCCGTAGTATACGCCTACATCAAGATCTACGTTAATAAAATCTTCTTCCGTTTGTTCAACAAGACTTTTGTTAGGCACAATAGTAATTGTTCTCCCCAACGGTTCACATAACTGTGCCAGTGTAGCTGTGGTAATTGTTTTACCAGCACCAGTGGCTACTTCTTGTAAACTCTGAGGATTTTCGAGAAAATTATTAATAGTATTGACTTGGTAATCACGCAACATAATAGGTTGACCTTCTTGTTGGTGACCTTTAGGCCAAGTTTTTCCTTGGTCGGCCCAGTAAGATTCTGTTACTTTAGCAAACGATAAATTTGTAGGTTGTCTTAAATCTTCTATAGAAGAAACGTCAATTCCTGAGCTATCTAATAAACTTAATATCTTGGGTAATTGATTGATATAGCCATTGCCGCCGAGGCCAAATAGTGTTACCTGACCGTCCCATCTGCCCAGTTTGTAAGCTGGATGGTACTTGGCATAAGGGATATCGTATTTGAATGCGTTAGACAGTTTTCTACGCATTTCTACGCTAAGACCCTCTATTTTTATGTTTACTTCATCTTTAATTATTAGCTTACATGATGACATCGACATTTCCTTGAAGAGGTTTCTTATCCCCGTAGTATATAATTAGGTCGACGTCGGCACAGTAAACATAACTTTTACTATTTCTAAAACTTGTTGTAAATGAAATCACACTTTTAGGCTTCCACTTGTCTTTAATGAAGAATTTAGGCAATTTGCTTGCGGCAATACCAGCTACTTGTGACTGCTCTGAAAGATTTTTATTATAACCTAATTCTGAAACAGACTTATTGAATCCTGCCGAATCAGCATGTTGATTAAATCTAAAATAGATACCGATGTGATCATCGATACCATTTGCGATTAATGCTTCAGATAGCAAATTTAGTGATTTTTTGTTTATTTCAGAATTGTGTCCGTCGAACACTACTAGCAATGGTAGTCTATTAAGTTTCTTTAAACTATCAACTACATCAATCAGTGAATGTGTCATGCTGTTGATAAAAATATTAGTAGACGGTCGCTGTGCGATTCCAGCAGTTAATGAAAAATCCGGTATTTTTTCATAAATTTCGTACTGATACCGGATTTTTCGGTCATTGAGCAATAGTATGTCGGTGACATTAGATGCTCCCACATCGTTCTCTAATATTTTTTTCAAATTTTCATTTTTCGTGTTGCCTATGGCAAAACTAATTTCGGAAGTTTTTACTACGCTATCGATGTCTTCGTAAAATTTCATGATTTTTTCGTCAATTTCGAAATTTTCTCGAAGAAATTCACCTACTAGTAGGTGAATATTTTTTTCAGTGAGCGCTACTGCAAAATGCCTAGTCCCGTGAGTGGATAATGGACCTTGAAATCGATTATTGAGGCCGGTAAGTTTGTTGCGAAGTCTCTTATCGTAGGTAAACTCAATAACCAAGGCTTCAGAATCCTCGGAATCTATGTAAATTTTACGAATTTTTTGAATTACTCTAAAAGATTCCGACCATAGGTTGTTATCGAGTATATCATGTACATCGTTAACGATGCTTTCTAGGTGTACAACGTTTTCTTTAAAAATTTTGGTCAATAATTTTGACTGACTTTCAGTCAAAAACGTACTTTGTAATAATTGTCGAGCTAAACTCAACAATATTCTCTTATCTTTCGAAGGAAATATTTTTTCGGTCAAAAAAGCATTCTTAAAAAGGTATACTAGTAAAGCGTCAACAGTCATCATGGTAAATTGTAACATACGTTTGCAATAATGTCAATTAAAGTGTGGCATCTTCCATGCCAGCTACTCGTAATTTTATAATATTGCTAAGTTGCCATTGTTTAATGTCGAGCGCCTTGGTAATACCAAGCCACTTATTGCGTAGCAAGGCAAATTCATTGATAATTTTTTCATAATCAACAACATCTGCCTCACCATCAACAAATTTCTCGCAATCGCGACTACTAAGGGCTCGTTGGTAAGTTTCTAGGTATTTTCTAAACAGTTGACTTTTAAGTCGTCTAAGTTCAATGTTCAAATATTCTAAAATTGCTTCAATTTCTTGTAGTTGACTAAATCGTTGTTCTACAATGCCTGGCATAGCGGCCGAAGCTTTTTCTACATTGCCCGTTATACGAGCGTCAGCTCTAGCCGACTGTAATTCGGCCTCGTAATATGCCACAGCGTCTGGAATATTTGAAATATCCTTGGAAACTTTTGAATACCAACTCATTTATTCCTCGTCTTCGTCGAAATCCCAATTATCTTCATCGTCGACACTTTCTTCACTATCTTGGTCGAGATAGTATTCAATTGCGTCGTCGAGAGACTCGTCGTAGCCCATCGAATCTTTTAAAGTCTTGTCGCTGATACCGTGATCAGCCAGCAAATCCACATAGCGTTCAGCTAGTGACTCTACTGCTTTCTTGTCAGCATACTCTTTAAATAGAAGCCATATGTCGGCAATTTGATTTTCGTTCATTATGCGGTCTCCTGTTCTCCGTCAATAGTAGTTATCTCGGAAGAAACATTTTCTCCGTAATTAGAAATATCTTTCATGATAGCATCTAATCCAGCTTTCTCATTTCGTTCCCAAGGTTTACGGAATTGTTTAATAATTTCACCATCTCTGGTAGTATAAACAAGACTGTTACCTTCTTTCTTTAACATATCTTTACCTTCGAACAAATCAACCAATCCACTATATGGACTCATCCCCGTAGTGTATGGAATTTCCACTTGAACACTTTCGAATGGCTTCGCATAACGAGTTTTCATAATCTTACATGCGGCACGACTACCGTGTACTTCGGATGTTTTATTTCCATCGGCATCAGTTTTCAATTTCAGTTTACGCATAGCAACAACGATAGAGCTAGCGTAAATAAAACCTTGTCCACCACTAATCTTGTCATCTGGATCAAACATATCCTGACTTGCGTATGTGTGGTTAGTACAAACTAAACCAACATTGTAACTACCAAACATGTTTACACAGTTACGAACAAGACTTGTAAGTGCTTTAGGTTTACGACCCATGTCACCTTTCATATCACCTGCTTCGAACTGGTTAACGTCGGTTGGTGTTAACAACATACCTAGCGAGTCGATTACAAATAAGACTTTAGGACGTTCTGCCATGGCCTTATATTCTTTCATAAACTCACTAATTGTTTTTGCTACATCATCAATCATAGCCATGTTGAGCTTGAGCAACTTGTCTTCGCTAGTATCTACACCGAGATCATGTAACCATTTTTCATCTAACGCATTCTCACTATCGACAAGAATTGTATAAATTCCTTGATCTTGTGCGTTCTTGATAATATTACCAGAACAAATGTAGCTCTTACCGGCGCCAGACTCTCCAGCAAATACTGTAACTTTTCCTAACGGGATACCTTTGTTAAAATCACCGCTGATGAGATAATTTAACGCATAGTTACCTGTCGAAATCCAATCAGTTGGATCGTTAAATCCTACGCCCAAGCCGTCGATACTCTTAGTAAGAGTCTTTCTAAATTTACTTAAATCAAATGCCTTTGTTGCCATTATTCATCCTTTTCTAATTCAGTAGCTTCTTTTACAAGAGCTACTAATTGGTCAATAGTTGAACACATAATTTTTGCGTTCTTCCAATCACCGTCTGAATCTTTCCCTCCAATTTCAAACATAAAACCGTTGTCATACATTTGAACAGAAAAAGAATCGTTTACTTTGGCGAGTTTATCGCCGATTTTGTTTACTTGTTTTTTAGCCATTATGATCTCCTCGTAGGTGGCAATGAGGGCACGAGGCCCTCATTTTTAAAAGCTATTATTGCTTTTGACGATTGCGAATCATCGCAAGAATGTCTTCTGCTCTGCCGCCGCCAGCGGACGATGAAGCTTCTTGTTTAGGTGCTACTGGAGCCGCCTTAGCAACACTAGTAGTTTCTTCCCACGGAGCATCTTCAGGATCAGCTGCCTTGGTCTTAGCAACTGGATCACCTGTTGCTTGGCTCATGCCTGCGGGCTTGTAGTACTGACTCCAGCGATCCATATCGAATGGTTCACCTTCGACGCTTGCTTCGAACATTTCTTTGATAACTTTAAGTTCAACATCGCCTGGCTTTTTAGGCAAAAAGTCTTTAAGATTATAAAGTCCATGCTCTTTTAGAGCCGACTGTTCGATGTCGCTTAATGGACGCTCACGACGACTCCACTTGCTAGTAGAATAGTCAGCATAGCCGCCTTTACTAGTCTTGATAAGTTTAAAGTCAACGCCATGAAGCAAGTCTGTTGGCAGGTTGTCCATTTCTGGATCAAGCAATGCGCCCCGAATCAATTGAAAGATTTGTGGGCCGATAATGAATCGACGAATTGGATTCGCAGGAGTGTTTTCTTCTTTAAGGCCGTCTTCGACAACGAAACCTTGGAAGATGTAACTACGCTTTTTCCAATACTTATTGGCCATTTGTTTCAGCGATTCGTCTTTGTACCATGGACGCACTTCTGCTAGAATAGGGCATGTGCCGCCATACATTTCCATACAAGGTACTTGGACTTGGACTGGGCGACTATCTGTGCTGCCACTAACTCCAG